CATGAGAAGACTCTTGCCGATCTCCGTCCAAGACATCTGGGAGAATTGCTGGAGAACTGGCGCCAGAATTGCCAGAGCGCCAGCGACAATTATCACCGCAGCTGCACCAGGAATAGCTCCTGACATAAGGAACAGAGCTCCGGCGATGATCCCCAACGTACCGGCCAACAGAGTCATCGACTTTCCGATGTCCTCCCAGGAATACTGGGCGAACTTGGAGAGTACCTTCGCGATCTGTTGGAGAGCCAGGGCTGTGATGAGAATTCCAGCCGCGGCAAGTGGAGCCGTAGGAGGAATCACATACAACGCTGCCGTGATGATCGTGAGTGCCCCGAGCATTACGGTGAGACTCTTGCCGATCGCGCTCCAAGAAAGTTTTGCCATTTTGGCAAGTGCGTCCGCTACCATCCCCAGAGAAGTGGCGATGATAAGAACCCCGGCTGCTTGCAGTGGTGCAGTTGGCGGTATGAACATCAGCGCTGCTGTGATGATCGTAAGAGCGCCGGCCAGAGTCACTAGACCCTTGGCTATTTCGCCCCAGGACATCTTCGACAGGTCCTTGACCGCACTGGCGAGAATCTTGATCCCTGCCGCCAGCAAGATGATCCCTACACCCTGGGCGATGCCGCCCGCGTCCGCCTTTGCGAACATGGTAAAGAGAACGAGCGCCCCAAGAAGCGCCCCGACGCCTACAAGGCCCTTAGCCAGGTCAGCCCAGTTGAGACCAGACAGATCCGTTACCGCACTGACCAAAATCTTGATGGCCGCGGCAAGAGCAATCAGACCCAGGCCGGTAGAAATCATCCCACCGGGATTGGGCATGAGCTTGAGCGCGCCCACAACCAGACCCATGGTGACAGCCAGTCCTGTGAGACCCTTCGACAACCCGTTCCAATCCAGGCCGGACAACTGCTTGACTGCCTGGACAAGAATAAGAACAGCACCCGCTAGAAGGATCAGTGATCCCATCACGAACGGAAGCTTGGCGAATCCTGCGGAACCGATGAACTTCTGGAATACAGCAAGAGATCCCAGAAGCTGACCGAACAGAACGGTGATTGCAGCGCCGGCCTTGGCGAGATCGTCGGGATTGATCTTGGCCAGGATGCTCAGAGAGACTGCCAGAACGCCGATGGCGAGAGCGATCTGAAGAAGCGTTGCTGCCTTCAGGGTGGTCTGCATGGTGGAGAATACTCCAGTCATGCGCTCGAGGCCCTCGGAAATGGCATCGAAAACCCCGCCGGCGCCTCCGCCGAAGGTGTTGAGGAACTTCCTGACGATTAGGAACAGACCGCCAAGCAAACCGGTGTTGAGGCCTGCGAAGAGAGTCTTGAAGTCGAACCCCTCGAACATCGTTGAGACGTTGATACCAACACCCTGGAGAACGCTGGATATCTTGTCGCCGAGCTTCGAGAAGAAATCGCCAACGTTCTGCATGACCGTGAGTGTCGTCTGCCAGGCCTTAGATACTACTTCGCCCAAGTGGCCAAGAGGTTCGAGCTTGGAGGATATGCGTTCGACACTCTGCTCGACACCCTTGGAATCAGTGTTCTTGAACAGCGATCCAAGGAAACCAGCAAACTTCTGGATGAGCTTGATGGGAATGGTTAGAACCGCGCCAAGACCCTTGAAGAAGTTCGTGATCCCTTCGCCCGCACGAGCTCCGTTCCGGACAGCGACTAGGAAATCACCGACCTTGGCGGTGAAGTCGAGGAAACCGCCGGAGCCCTTAGTGGCTACTCCGACCAAGTCAAATATAGTGCGAGCCACGGCCTTTATAATGTCGACCGCGATTCCAAACACCGCGAAGACCCCCGCAAAGGTCCTCTTCAGTTTGTCAGCCGTGTCGCTCCCAATCTTGAGCTTGGCTGTGAAGTCTCTGAACGACTTCGTCATGTCGGCAAGTTGCTTGCCGGTGGTTGCCGGAAATATCTCCCGGAAGGCATCCTTGATCGGCTTGAGGACGGAGATAAGTCCCTTGAAGACATTCCCTATCCCGCTGATCAGGGCAGTTCTTCCGCCTAGCTTCTTCCAGTCGCCGAGAACCTTGTTCCGAGCATTGGACGAAGCACTAACAAACCCATTCAGAGAATTGCTGATTCCGGTGAACAGACCCTTGGCTTCGGTGAAGTCGCCGAAGATGATCTGCCAGGTTGACGTCCATCCAGATCCCACAGCTTCTTTGGTGGTGTCAAGAAGTTGGGTGAAAGTCTTTACCTGGGTTGCGGCTTCCTTGGCCATCTTGGCCTGCTTTTGGATGGCCGCGATCTGAGCCTTGTTGAACCCCTCGGCCTTGAGCTGTGCGTTGGACAGGTCTCCGGTGAATTGTGCCAACGTGTTTGTGAGGACCTTCGATGTCAGCCACGAATCTTGTCCGGGCTTCGCCGTGATGGACTCACGGAACGACTTCCCTTCGATCGTGACGTTCTTCATCTTGCCCTTGAGCTTTACAGCTCCATCGCTCAGAGTCCCCATCTTCTCGGCAGTCTGAGCCAGAGCACGTTGGAATACGGTACCACCCATACCGGCGTTGACTACTGAGTTCCAGTCCTCCAGGGATACCCGTCCAGCGGATATAGCCTGGGAGAGCTGGTACATGGCACCAGAAGCCTGCTCAGAGTTGGAGCCAGACAAGGCCGCCAGGTTTGCGATACCCTTGATTGACGCCGTAGACTCCTTGAGACCGACACCGGCAGCCGTGAAGGTGCCGATATTCTTCGCCATCTCGGAGAAGTTGTAAATGGTCTGATCGGCGTAGTGGTTGAGCTCGTTCAGAGCCCCATTTACATCCTTGAGGTTTGTGCCCGCGGCCTGAGTGTTAGCCAGAATGGTCTGGATCGCATTCAGGTTCGTCTCATATTCGTGGAACCCATCCATGATAGGCGCGAACGAGAACGACTTGATGAGCTGGGTACCAGCCTGAGCAGCCCTCGCCCCGATGCTCAGTAGGGCACCAGTGGCTACGGTGCCGAGTGCGGAGAACTTTCCGGATATGGCCGAGACGCCATTTTCGATCCTCTGAAGAGAAGATGTCGTCTTGTCCGAGGTTCCGATGGTCTCACTCAGACCGCTGGTGAACTGGCCAAGAGAATTACGACCCGAATCGATTTTCTGGCCGAAAGTCGTAACGTGCGAAACCAGCGTCGAAAATCCACTGGTGAACCGGCCGAGAACACCCTGAGAAGCTTCGATCTTCTGGCCGAAGGCCGTAGCTACAGTGGAGGACTGCGAAACACTGGATGTGAACCGTCCGAGAGAATCCCGGCTTCGCACCATGTGCTGATCGAACTGTTCGGCGACGGCAGAAACCCCCGCGAGACCCTTCGTGGCACCCTGGAGCTGAAGGCCCTTGTTGAGCCGTGCCAGGGTGTTTAGAGTCTGCTGAACACCACGTTCGAACGCAGCATTCTCGAACTTCATTTGAACGACACGCTCGTCGATAGAGCTCACGCGGAGGTCACCGCCTTCCATACCTGATCTGCGATGTGGTCAAAAACCGGTTTCATGGCTGGGTTGATGTAGTCCTGGCCTTGGACGTACCCACCGGTCCCTGTTCCATAGCCGTACTGCAGCATGATGGCTACGGGGAATCCGTTCTCTACGTCTTTGTTCGTCCACTTGATAGTCACTGATTTTCCGGACTGTTCGATTTCGTAGTCCCAGGAATCAGCAGCCAATCCAGAATCGACCGGTGTTCCCGCAATCAGAGCGACCACTCCTTGCCTGGCAGATGAGTCCAGGGTGTTGTAGATAGTGCCCTGCTTCATCTTCCGGAGGAATGCTTCGGCGTGCTTGGTGGAGCCGGTGACTGTGAAGTAGATCATTCGGCTCCCATTTTGACTGAGTTAGCTGGCCGATTCGTACGTGAACGACATGCGCAGTTGAAGCGCAGTGGTCAGCGCCTGCGGGCGAGATACAGACGTGTCCATTGCCTGCATGGCGTTGTTGGTAGAACTGGTGACGAAGAACGGGGTCATGGTGGTTGCCCCTGAGGACATGATGACCTGGCCGCCCCACCTAGAAGTGTCCAGAAGATGAGCATGGCCAACGTGCGCGATGCTACTGGCCGCCACTGCGTAAGGAGGCAACGTGAACGACGGAGTTCCGGTACCAAACGTCGTACCTGTCCCCGCGATCAAGTTGACGACTCCAGTGATGGTACGGCCGTTCTTCTTGTACCGACCTGTGAGCGTCCCTCCGGTCCCTAGAGATGGCGCAGTTCCGGTAGTTGTCCATACGGGAACGTAGGTCGTCCAGGCTTCCGTGTTGTTGTCTGCCAGAACGACAGACTGCCACGCCGACCAGCTACCAGAAGTCGTGCAGGTGCGAATCCATTCCCGGGTCTTGTTGGCACTTCCGCCGATGTGCTCGGTGAACGTCTGCCGGGTGAAGTCGTCAGAACCCTTGTACGTCCGTACTTCGCCCCATGTTCCGGAGAAGTCCCAGCCCGTGCCATTGGTGTTGTTGTAGTAGATTCTCGACAGGCCTGACGGATAGTTGGCTATCGTCGTGGTCTGGGTGAAGCTGGCCGCGGTCAAGTTGACCAGGAGCATGGCCTCTACCCAAGCAGTCCAGCCTCCGCCGCCATTACTGACGTGGTAGGTCCTCGTCCAGTATCGGGCGAACTGCGTCCCACCGGCACTGGAATAGAACGTTTGCTCGCTTCGGTCTGACGTGATGTGAGAAACCACAGTGCCGAGACCGGAATTTGGTGTCCAGGCGGATCCAGTGGTGAGGACCATCACCGAGGTACCAGTCGGGTAAGTACTCGGCAGAGCTGTTTCCGCAAGGCTGTTGGAGGTGAGGACACGAACAGACGAAAGTCCTGCCGGCGTTACTGCTCGAACTGCATCGGTTCCGGTAGCTGTTTCCGCTGCAGTTGCGAGTTCTACGGCTCCCGAAAGAACGGTTGTCGCCGAAGGTACGACGCCCGCGTCGATCTGCGTTTCGTCGTACTTGATGAGGATGAGATGACCCGCTGTGTCGAACGTGGCTTCGGTGATCGCTCCAGCCCGGATAGCCTCCATGGCAGCGGCGGTCATGCCCGTGATGGTAGCCATACGACCACCTTTCTACTCTGAGCTCAGGGTGTAGGTGCTGTCATCGATGAATACCGCGGTGGAAGCGGTGATCGAGAACGTGTCGTCATCCAGCATTCGGATAACGTCAAACGGAGCAGTCGCGGTCCACGTTCCATCTCCATTGTCAATCACAGTGAGCGTGGATATGGCGTCGTAGGCGGCGATCAGTTCTTCGAGTGTCGGGATTCTTGACTGGTCGTCGTCGGTGCCGTAGAGAATATCCTCGACAACAGAGAGAACAGATGGATCGGTGGTTCTGGAATCCATCACGATATGAGAAGTGGGTCGGTAGCCTGACATGGCGGGGGGCTTGCACGTGATCTTCCAGCTGAAATCGGTAGGATCTGTCGAATCCTTCAGGGTTCCGTTAGATCTGTCCGAAGGCGAAGTCAGCGCATTGTAGATGATGTGAAGCTTGTACCCGAAGGCTTCCGTGTTGTCATTACCTACCATGGTGCGGTAGGAAAGACCGAACGACTTCCGTCTCTGATGGGTCAGGAACAACCCAGACCGAGGTTCCACACCTCCGTCACACTGGACGAACTCGTCCGGGTAAGTGAACGCGGTTATGGTGCCTTCGTACTCCTCAGCTGAGGGGACCGCCAGGTACTTGATCCCATCGATATAGAACGACTTCGGGTCTCCGCCGGAAGGGCTTTCTTCGATGGATGTCAAACCGTTCCATGGGACACCGGGGTAACCGTCGACGTACAGAACACCTCGGTCAACGCCTGCTTCATAGAAGCGCGAGCCGACAGTATTCCAGTCGAGTCTTGTCATGCCGAATTACCCCCTCTCATCCGGAAGTACCCATTTGGGCTCGTCGTTGTGCATTCAGCGATCGATTTTGCTGGGCAGCCTCAGCCCTACTCATCTTCTTAGGAGGCTTGTTCTTCTCACTGAATACCTTGATGAGTGTGAATAGGCGGTTCAAATGCCAGTCTTCACATTCCTTCGGTATCCCGTAAGAGAACAACCAGTAGTAGACGAGCTCCGCGGTGATGATTTCCCGACTTCGCCTCTGGTTCGCATCTTCCCTGAACCAGGTAGCGGTCATCTTTGCGGTGGTGTAAGCATCGATCTCTTTGATGTTGTCCTCGGAAAGTCTCTGGAAAACTTCTTCGGGAACATCTTGGGTGAGAGTCATCTCCTTCATGTACCAGAGGATCTCTTCCGGAGTTTTGTTCTCTGTACTCAGGAAGGGCTTCTCGAACTTTGACTCCCATTTTGACAGGGAGACCAGAGAGTGCTCCAATTCAAGTTTAAAACCATCAGCAATTACGAACTCTCGAGTCTCCTCGTTGTATGCTTCAGTCATCGGGACTGTGATTGTGAGCACTCTCTGGCCTCCCTTCTGTCGCGAGGGTTGGCTACGCGAAGGTGATGAGCCACTCGTCCTGGGTGGGCGTCGGGAACTTGTAGCCCGCGGCCGGCAGAGCGGTGACGAGCTTGTTCGCGGTGATCGGTCCGAAGGTGCCGGTGACGACCTCGCCGTCGATGTAGTAGACGACGCCGGTGACGGTCGGGATCGTGATGATGTCGGTCGACGCGTTGTAGGACGGAGCGGTCGGGGTGGCGACGGTGACGGTGCCGGAGAAGAAGGCGTAGACCTCTGCCGGGGTGGGCAGACGGGGGTCCGTGCCCGTGGTCCCGTAGAGCGCGTCCTCGAGGTCAGCCAGAGCACCGGCGTCCACCTTGGTGGAGTCGATGATCATGGTGGCCGTCGGCTTGTAGGCCGTGCCGCCGATCGTTCCGACGTCGATCGGGGTGGTGCTGAACTCCCAGCTGAAGCCGATCGCCTCGGGGGAGTCGTTGACCGTCGCGAAGGCCTTCTCGGACGGAGCCGCGAGAGCGTTGTAGACGAGGTGGATCTTGTAGCCGAAGTCGTTGAGCTCGGTGTCGTTGCCCAGCTTGGACCGGTAGGACAGGCCGAAGGTCTTGCGCGACTGCTGGCCCATGGTGACGCCGGCCTGGAGAGTTGCCGTGCCATCGCACTGGGCGAACTCGTCCGGGTAGGTGTAGGCCTCGATGGTGCCGCCGAACTGCTCGATCGACAGGAGGTTGAGGTACTTGATGTTGTCCGCGTACTGCGGGTTGGACTCGGCGCCGGAAGGCGACTCGGTGAGAGTCGTCAGACCGTTCCAGGCGAACCCGCTGTCGTAGACGCCGGACGTGTTCGGTATGTACAGGACGCCTCGGTCGACACCGGTCTCATAGAGCCGAGCGCCCGTCTGGTCCCAAGCAAGCTTGGCCATGATTGACTTCCTTTCAGAAGTACAGATTGAAGACGTAGTGGTGGAGATTATCCGCCGTGAATACCCGGTTCAGGACGGACAACGGCAGCTGAGCGACATCGTCGGGAATCAGCGTATCCGGATTTCGGTCGATCACCGTCAACTGATATCGCTTGAAGCGACTGTAGGGGTGGTTGTCAGCGAACTCAGTCTTCGCGTTGTCTAGCGAATAGACAATGCAGGGGTACACCATCGCCACATTGGCGGGGGGCTGGAAATACACATTCTCGCTTCCCAGCACCCCCTCAAGGAGTGTCTGAAGTTCAAGCCTTGGGGCCATTATAGACACCCCCTAGCTCCAATATCAGGCGGGGGTACCGGGGCTCAACGTTCGAGACAACCCAGTAAGCCCCCGCCCAAATGACATAGCGAATGTTGAAGAAATGACCGTTGGCGTACTCATCCGCAACGATACTGATTGAATTACTCACCGAGAGGTCATTGTTGACGCTCTCACCTTCCCTGAACTTCAGCGAGTTCCTCACCACATCCCCAAAATATGGGAGTTCCGTGATGACGTCCTCGTGCACGCCAGGGGCGGTTTCTACAGTTGCGCCGTATCCCACCTTTCCTGAAAATCGAGTCATGTCTGAGGTTGCCTAGATCAGGCGGCGTTGCGCTTGAACATCCAGGAGTCTTCCTGGTTGTTGGCGAAGTAGTACCCGGACGCCGGGACCGCGTAGACGGTCGTGGATGCGCCGGCCGCGAGAGCGGTCTGAGCACCCGCGGTGAGGGTGGTGGTGCCGTCGTTGCCCTTGTAGACCACGCCGGTGACGGTCGGGATCGTGACGACACCCGTGCTCGCGACGAAGGCCGGCTTGGTCGGGGTCACCAGGACGTTGGCGGAAGCGGTCTTCTTGATGACCAGAGCGGACTTCGGCTTGACGAGAGCGCCCGACATGCGGGTTTCCAGCAGGTACTTCTGCTGGTTGTAGTCGATGTCGAAGTCGTCGAACATCGTCAGCTCGCCACCATTGTCGGTGCCGATGTTGTAGTCGTCCAGGTTGACGACGATGCCGATCAGGTCGGCTATCTCCTTCATCGGCTCGACGGTGATGATGTTGCTGACGCCGAGGACCTGAGCGACCTCGCTCTTGTTGGCGTAGTAACGCCGGCCCATCTCGTCCTTGGCCTTCAGGAACTTGTTGAGCTGCGGGATAGTGGTGTAGAAGACCGGGGTGCCGGTGCCCTTGTAGAACTCCATGCCGTCCATGACGGCGTCCACGACCTCCTCGTAGCTCGAGTTGGCGTCGTCGACGTTCACCAGCAGAGTGGTGACGAAGAGCTCGTGGTCGTTCACGATCGAGCGGATGCCGATGCCGTCGGAGGTACCCAGCGGGTCCTTGACCTTGTCGATGTCGTCCGCCGCACGGCCGTCGCCGATGAGGATCGCACGGGCGATCTCCTCCTCGGTCATGAGCCGCATCTCGGCCTTGAGGAAGGCGACGATGTCGAAGTCCGTGATGTCGAGCATGTCGTCACGGTCGAGCTTCTGCTTCTTGTAGATCGTGGTGGGGCTGGTGGTCCGCTTGCTGACGCCGAACCACTCTTCCAGCTTGTAGTTCCCCTTGATGTAGCCCTTGGCACGGGCCTCGTCCTGGGTCAGGTCGGCCGTGAAGGTCTTGATGCGGGAGAACGGGGTGTGACGGGTGCCGTTGAGGACGGTCGTGACCCACTCGGTCCGGCGCTTGTCGAGGTCGATGGTGCCCGTGGCCATCTTGGCGTCCGGGAACAGGACGTCGATGCTCTCGATGCCGTGCTCGAGGGAGTTGATGTAGTTACGGGCCGCCTCCCTCAGGGAGCCGCACTTGACGGCGTCGGCGAAGATGCCCTTGACGTCAGAGTGGCTGAGCACGTTCTTCTGCTCGCCTTCGTTGGCGTCGTTCTGGTCGAACACGTTGCGCGACATGTTGTCGGCTCCTTCCTTGTGGGCGAGGACGCCCTCGGCGGTGTTGTCGTCGGAGTGCTTGGCGGCAGGAGCCGCGGCGGAGGTGACCGAGTCCAGAGCGGCACCGATCAGGTAGTGCACGACGTTCTGCTCTTCCTCGGACATTCCGTCGTAGATGTCCTGGACCGTCATGTCCGCGGAGGCGTGGGCGAGATCGTCATCCTCGTCGGTGTCGTCCTCTTCGATCTCGTCGAGGGCGTGCTCGAGCTCTTCCTCGGTGTAGAGGATCGCCTCGTCGTCCAGTTCGGTGATCGAGCCGTCGCCGTGCTTGAGGTTGACGAAGTCGATGACCGCACCCGGATTGGCGCCGGCGAGAACCAGACTCACCTCACGGATGTTTCCGTGGGTCACCTTCTTGGCCGTCTCCACCAGGTTGTTGGCGTAGATCGACAGGTGCTTGAGGTCGCGGTGCTTGACCTGGGTCTTGGCGAGCTGACCCTTGGGCGTGTCGTTGAAGAACGCGTAGGCGTAGATGCCCTCTTCACGGTGCTCGAGGATCGCGTGACCGAGAACGTTCTCGATCGCGTTGTGGCTGTGCTGGAACACCAGCGGGACCTGCTGCTGGTGCATGTGCTTGAAGGCGCCGGGCATGATGGTTCGGCCGTCGGTGCACTTGAGGCCAGCCTTTGTGGCCCAGCCGCCGAAGTCAGCTTCGATTACTCCCATTTTGACTGTCTCCTTTCCCTACTTCAGTGTTTTGCTCTGAGCTCCGACGGAAACCGTTTCCGGCGTGGTTGGTGGTGCTGCCCCAAGACCCATGTTGGTTCCTGGCTGCGGCATGTTGCTGTTGACCAGTTGGTCAGCCTTCGGGTCCTTGGAAGGCTTGAAGCCGATCCCCTGACGGATCTCGTTCGCCGACAAGATCTCGTTCCGTGTGAACTTGTCCGCGATCTCAGCGATGACTTCCATCGGGACGAGCTTGAACGGGTCACGGAAGTACATGATCGACTGGTTCTGAGTCCGAGCCGTCTTGGTCAGGAAGGTGCGCTTCATGGACTCTGCGATCGCCTGGATCACCGGCTCGATAGTCCGGACGAAGTAGTTCAGCATGACCTTCTCGTCGGCCGTGCCGTTCATAACCTCCGGAGTCAGACCAAGTTCTGTGTAGAGCTTGTCGGTCAAGTACTTGATCTGTTCAAGAAGGTTGTTGTCGACCGGACGATTCAGCTGAGTGATCTTCTCGGTACCGTCTGTGTAGGCGATACCATACTTACTGCCAGTAAGCTGGAACTCGATGTCCTTGCGGCGCTGTTCTGCCTGCTGACGTCGAAGATCACTCTTGACCACATAAGGAAGCTGAATGATCATGTTCAGCTTGCCCGAACTGGACGCCTCGTCTACTGCGTCCAGCATGTTGAGCTTCCGCATAAGACGCTGAAGTGTGGAGCTCGGTTCGTTCATCACTGAGTAAAGAGGATTCTCAATGATAGCCGTCAGACTCTTAGGAACGGTTACTATCTTGCGTTCACCGTTACGCTGATCATACAGGCTGACGCGAACATGCTGAGGCTGCCATCCCACAATCTCGCCGACGCGAAGTTGCTGGATCGAGAAACCAGCAGTGTCGTTAGGGTCGAGATCTGTTTCAACCGGAACAACAGCGGCTAGACCTTTCTCGAACAGCGTCATCGCCATGTCCTGAC